GGCGACCTTCGTCGTTCCGTCGTAATCAATGATCCTTCTGCGCCGTTCTATGCCCTGCTGATGTCTTAACGGTGCTCCAGTCCCGTACAGAATGGCGACGTTCATATCGACATAAAAATCATCCACAGCGCTGGCGCCAGCCGCAAGGGTGATCGTGGTTTTTGTGCCGCCCTGTGCAATTCCGTTATTGATGACGGCGCTGCCGGTCGTCGTGGGTGTGATCGGTGTTCCTGCCAGTGCATTGGCTCTTGATGATGCAAGTGACCCGCGCTTTTCGCCGTGGGATATAAAGTAATACGTCGTCACCGTTGCAAACGGCGCGGGCAGTGTTCCAGTGCTGCTTAATGTCACTTCCTGATAATCGTTGATCATCGGTTGGGCGAAATCCATATCAATGATTGTTGACATGGATGCGGTGTTGACAGTCGGCGCGGCCGCTCCCGTTATCGACCCGTCATCGGTGAACGTCGTTGTCGTATTGTCGGCGATTGTGCCGCACAAATAGAAAGCACCCGGGTTATCCGCTGACCTGTATACTTTTCTTCCAGTGATTCCTGTCGGGCCTACTGGTATATTTTTAAGTGCTATGCCATGTAACAAGCCGTCACCGTCGCTGCCGATCCACAGTTCGTTGCTTATTTTTCCGAGCGTCGTTTCTCCGCTCGCATCCGTATAGGTGACAGCGTAATAGTAACTTCCTGATGGGAGCGTTCCTGATGGGCTGGTCGTATAGTCACGTTCCGGTGCATCCTCCAGGAGCGGCGATTCCTGATGGACTACAAAACCGGTTTTCTGTGCTGTCAGGGCCTCTGATTCATCACATACATCGGCGGCATCAACAAAACTGGTATCGTTCAGCTCTGCGTCGCGTGACGTTATTTCATAAATCGTCGTAGCGTCAGGAGCGGTTGTCCAGTCCGGTTCAACCGTTGCGACTTTGGTTGATCCGACATAATCCGTAATTCTGCGTTCCTGACCGGCTCCCGTTCCGGACAGGGCACGCGCCGTCATGTAGTTGTAGGCATCGTCCGATGCAGATGCGCCTGCAGCAAGGGTGATTGTTCCGGTTGCGCCGGCCTGTGCCGTGCCACTGTGTGCTATGCCCTCGTTGGCCTCAAGCCCATATTCTCCAACGATGTAATCGCGCATGCACAGCGCAGGATTCGTTGAGTAGTAGCTTGCCAGCGTGCGCGGATCGTAGACTTTCTTCCCGCGAACAACGGCTGATATGTTTGGTATGCCTTCCGGAAACCGTTCGGCATTGTAGGTCAGACGGACCAGTAACTTCGCCCGGCCTTCCTGAAGGTGGTTCGCCGTCCACTTCTCAGGAAACGCGGCGTTCAGATATGCGTTCAGATCGGCATCACCTGCCGTGGTCCCAAGACCTTTTTGGATCACGACAAAGCCTTTGTATTTCCCGCGTGCGTTCCCTGTGTTGTCCAGCTCTACCCTCTGATCTCCGAAATAAACATCATCAATGGCGTGGACTTCGTGCGCCGTCAGTGTGATCAGAATATAAAGCCTGTACTGATAGGGGTTCACACCAGCAATGTTTGTTGTTTCAATAAAAGTCGTTGGTCCTGATACCCGCGCCTTTCCGTAAACATAACGATGTACGGTGATCGGCTGCTTGAACATCGTTTTGCGGTTTGCAAGGTCCACCATGCTCGCCTGGCGTGCCTTGCTCGCCATCATTTTCGACTGGTAGTTGCCATATAGCGCACCAGCCGCGATGACGACGTAACTCGATACCGCATTCCAAATAATCTCTGCAGCCCAGAGGATTTCACCTGCCTCGATCAGTGCCGCTATTGACCATCCCATCAGTGAAGAACCTTGCAGAACACACTTTCCGTTTGTTCATAGCCAAGGTGAACCAGCAATGAACTGAAATCGTGGTCTTTCTTAACGTGCATTGAGATAACGCTTGCTCCGCGAAGTGACGATTCTTTCTCGCCCATCTTGATCATTCGCATTGCCAGCGTCCCATGTCGATATTTCGGGTCTATATAAATAATGTCATTCGACGACATGACCGCCGGCGTGTTGTGAATCATCAGCCTCAAAAGATAAACATTGTATCCAATAATGATGCCGGATTCCTCGGCGACGATGGCAATCAGGGCACCTGTTCTTTCGGCCTCGTAATACGAATCCCAGTCAATCGACAGCGGGATCGAACTCTTGAACTTTGCGACTTCGCTCCAGTGCGCCGACAATAGCGAGTCGATGCGTCCACGCACATCATCGATGGCAACCAGTCTCAGGGATACCATCAGCTCGCCCTGTTTTGCGGTAACCTTATTTCGATTGAACCCCAGAACAACTTCGCGTCTTGCAGTGATTGAACGTACTCGAAGCCAAGATCGTCCGGGTAATCTATCTTCTGATCTTCCTGCGTGTATCGGCGCACTCTCGGACGATCAAGATCGATCAGGCGGTTCTCTGCCGTCAGGGCAATACTTGACCTGTCTGGGCCTTCATCAATCGCGGGAACATCGGTAAGCCCGGAGAAAACAATCTCCGGTGTATCGATCAGCGCCCCGGTGGAAGTGTCCAGAAGACCGAACCAGAGTATCGCCCGGCGACCATAACGCATCGACTGCAATGCCATCGATATATAAGCAGACGGTATACCGGAAAGCGTGAACGTAAGCCCCGATGCTTGCAGGCTTGAGTTTTCCTCTACTGACGAAACACCGCCAAACTTACCAACACCAAGATAGGTGTCGCCATCGAATAACAGGCTGCCGACACCATTCCACACCAGCACATCTGCGCCCGAGGTTCCAATCTTGGCGATCAACACCGGGCGCACGGTTCCGGCGGTGATGGCGGACAGCATGGCAGAAGTAAGATTTCTTGCCATCAGATAGCCTCGATAGCTGTGAACCCGATTCCGTAAACTTGAGCTTCACCGATATCCCAGAACATATCATTTGTCGCCAAGCGGAAAAGACCGACACAGGATGATTTCGTTATAGAATCCGATCCTGCATAAGCAATTCTGGTTTTCGGCCAGATGTCGAGCGTAGCGTTTCCACTGCCATCGCTGTTCACATCGCTCAGGTTCTTGTGGAGGCTCGCTGTTGATCCACTGCCTAGCTGAATATAATCACCGGCTTTCAGTATTCCGGTTTGACTGACTGTCCATCCGTTCGTTGTCAGACTGTTTACACCTGCTGCATGCGCACCATTCAAGAGCGGCGTTCCAGTGGCAATACCACGCGGGACTGCACCTGCTGGGTCGCCAAGCAGGAATGTTCCTGTTTTACCATTCAGTTTTAGAAGGAAGCTGATCCATTCTTCCGCCGCCGCTCGCTTCATGGCAGGTAGCGACACTTCGGCCTGCCACCACTGCCCAGAATGCTCCTGAACCTGCTGCTGCCCTGTGAATGGCGATGCGGACACAGCGACAACGGCATGCGCATTCAGGCGAATTGACGCCATGACGCTTATAGTCGGCAAACTGAGAGGGTATGTAATTGCCATCAGGCCGCCAGAATGCCGCCACGGCTGCGGTTATTGGCGGCTGCTGAAACCGCCCTGTGCTCGATCGAGCCATCCACCTGGCGGATCATGTTTTCAAGTCTGGCAAGACCGGTGCGATCGGCGCCACGCGCATCGATGTTGTACACATTCCCACCGGCGCCGTTCGGGATGACCGTCATGGGGGACTTGGGGACAATCAATTCCGGTCCATTCTCGCCGACCACGGAAACCTTACCGACTGGTGGATTACCGCCATCTGCAAAGAATCCGCCAAACAGACCGAGAAGGCCCGTCCCGGAAGAACCATTTTTCCCAAACGAACCGATCACCTTTTCCTGAATCGCAATACGTACCAAGTCGCGAATAATGGAATCGGCCAGCGCTTTGAAGTCGGCCTTTCCGGTGACAACCATTTCAGTCAGCGCGTCAGAGAAACCCTGAACCCATGTGGTCGTTGCTTCCTGCATCTGTTTTGTTGTGTCTTGCCAATCGTCTGTCAGTTTTCTCAACGGAGATCGAGAGTTAAAAGCCGCCTCTTTCTCGGCTGCCTTCAGCCATGCCTGAAACTTTTCCTGTATCACCATTTGTTCAGCGGTAGCTTTCTTTCCTTCCTCCACCCACAAGCCGATATATTTTGCCTTGAAAATAAACTCATCACGTGCAATCTGCATCCTATGATAAGCGGCATCCTCATCATTGGTGGTGATCGCTAGTTGCGCGGTATCGGCCGCTTTCTCAAGCTCCTGAACCAGCGCCTTGTATTTGTCGATCTGTGATTGTGAAATGATAACCGGTGCGGTCTTTGTTCCCTTGGGCTTGCTCTTCTCAGGCTCCGTCAGCAGGAGTTGTAATTTCTCGATCTGTTCCTGTACTTCGCTAAGGTTTTCGATATCTTCATTGAACTGTGAATCGCCGTAGAACGTGCCGACATTCGTCGCCGAGTCCATGCGTTCCTGAATGATCTTTTCTTCTTCCAGCAATGTCTGGAGGCGCCTACGGTCGCCGCGATCCATCGCTTCATACAGCGCATTGAACAGGTCAATGGCCGGGCTGATCGCGGTACGCCCGAAAGATTCCAGTGTTGACCCCATGCGCCGCAGGTTGTCGTTGAACATTTCCGACGCCCTGGCGAAATCACCACCGGTAATCAGTCCAAGTTTCTTGGCCTCGGCGGTCGTCTCGGTAAGGTTGTTGGTCATCGGCGTGAGCGCATCACCACTCTTGCCGAGCAACTTCATTTGTATTGCGGTCTTGCCGGTGCCGTCCGCGAATTCGGAAGTCTTGGCAGCCAATTGCTCGAATACATCTGCCACATCGCGCAGACTGCCATCCGCGTTCAACACTTCAATATTGAGCTGGCGGAATGTCGCGGCGATGTCACCGGTCTGATTACCAGCAGCCTCGGCTATGTTCTTAGCGAGTTTCTGCAAACCTTTTCCGAGGTCTTCGACAGAGACACCAGCCAAGTCAGCGCCGTGTTTGAACGCGGACAGTTTTTCTACAGAGACACCGGTGCGGGTACTAAGTTTTCCGAGCTGATCGGCCGAGTCGATGACGCTTTTGGTGAACCGGGCCAAGGCACCAACGGTGAACGCGGCCAGCAAGCCTTTCGCCATATTCGCGAAGCCCGTGGCGATTCCCGATGTGGTGCGGTTCATCTTCGCCGCATTTCCGTTCAGAATCTGCACAGCCTTGCCCATGTCCTTCTGGAACGTGGCGGTGTTCGCGCTGAGTTCTGCGACAAGAGAGCCGATGCTTGCTATGACACTTTCTCCTATCTGTTAGGTTGAACCACCCAGACGCTTGCTCATGCGCTTCGCGGCCTTCTCAATCTCAAGCCTGAGATTCTTTGCCAGCATGTTCAGTGACTCGGTTTTCTTGGACTCAAACGCCGGACGCATGAAAGGCGTCTTTTTCTGGTTCCTTGTTCCGAATTCCAGAAACATGCCCCAAAAGGCTTTGCCGACCGTGACCGCTACCGTGGCTGAGTGTAGACGATGCTTTGTGATATTGGTTATTTTCAGGTTCGTCTTGAGCTTGCCGTAATCCGACACAACCGTTTTGCCTGATTTGTTTCGTCGTAAACGCATGCGCCCTTTCGATTCATCACCAACAGGCGCCAGTCGGCGGGCCTCTTCCAGAATCGGGGCGGCACTCTTTTTCAGAGCTGAGATCACGATTTTCTGAGATATTTGCGCCGGTAATTGACGCAATACGTTTTCCATTTCCTTGGTGCCGGTCAGTTTGAAGGTTTTCGGCATGTCAGTATCTGCGCATGAAGTTTTCTATCCGTCGCTCGATTTCCGCATCATCAATCCGATATTCCGGTTTTTTGATGAACAGCATGAAATCGGTCGGCGTGAACGGCTTGGTGTTTTTCCCGCGTTGCAGGTTCGCCGCTGTGCTGGCGATGATGCCGGCCTGAATGTCTCCACGCTGCTCACCGAATGGATCGATCTCGTAGAAGATTGCCCACTCGTTGAAATCGCGTGCGCTCATCGTCTTCAACATGCCATCAACGCTCGGCTCGCCAAGTGCCAGGGCAAGCCGATAGGCGAATAGACGCCTGCCCTCTAGTCTTTTTTTAGTTCTTCACCATCAATGCCATTGACGCGCCGTGCCGCCATCAGCAGGCGCTGCACAATCGGGAAACTCTTCGACATCAGTTCCTCTGCGTCCTCCGGTGTCGGATACACGCGGTTCCCCTCTTCATCGTGCAACGCCAGGGACAACAGTGTTTTTGCAAAGGCCTCCGGGTTCTCGGCGGCCGAACCAAGCCCCATCACATCGGCTGCCGACATGCCACGGACGTACAGCACGACATCCAGTTCCGGAACCTTGACGATCTCCTGCGGACGGTCCTGCGCGGCTTTGATCCTGTCCCGCGCCGATTGTTTTACGCGAACCATGAGGGCTGACCAGTTCCACGGACAGAAAGCGTGCCGCTGACCACGGAGTCAGAACTGCCACCAGCACCGAAACTCATCACATAGCCGATACCGGCGAATATTTTCCCGCTGGCAAGCGTCACGGAGAATGCACGACTCAGGCCGTCATTCTGCGCGTCAATCAGCTCAGTCTGACCGGTGTCGGTCGAGTCGATGTCCATGCTACAGCTCATGGTCCATGATCCGGCAAGGCCAAGCATGAATTCCTTTCGGACGCTGGCAAGGTTGGTCACGTCGATCTCTGCGGCGGCATCCTGATCGATGGTGAAATCCTTGATGTTGCCGACAGCGGTCATGGTCTGCTCTACGGCAGATCCACCGGACGCATAAGCGGTGTAGCCAGTGGAATCAACCCCACCGAGCGTGAAATCGACCGTCGTGCCGATGGCGGTCACGACAAAGGCTCGGCCATTGAGTTCGGTCATGCCGACAATGCCGGTAATCTTGACGATATCCCCGACCGCAAAGTCATGGGTGCCTGTCACAACGCAAGGGTTCGCCTGACTTGCTCCAGTGATGGTTTTGGCGGACCCGACAGCGGTGTTCACCTTGAGTGTGCTGCGTTGGGCTGTTTGTGCGGTTGATGTCATCTGCTTTTCTCCATAAAAAAAGCCGCCAGAAGGCAGCTTGTTGTGGTCGGTTTACGTTAATTCCAGATACTAAAATCCTGAATGACGCGGTATATCTTTTCCTCATGGTCGTAATCGTCAAGTTCCATGACCGTCAGCGCGAACAACGGCGTGAGGTACATGGCAACACGTACAGCTGCCGCCAGTGACTTGGCACCGGCATAGGTGCTTGCCCAGCTGTCCACCTGAACACGGACCTGATCAATTGAGTGATGGCCTTGCAGGCCATTCTGCGGAACCGTTGTGATACGCTGATAACTGATTGCCGGCATGATGACATTCTGCGGCAACAGAATAGGGTGAATGCGCGTACCGACCAATGCCGCAACTGCCGAATCGGCAGCGAGGACCGAATATATCTGCTGCTCGACGTTCACGATCTGCGAACCTCTGCGTAAATCTCCATACCATCACGGCGACCTAGCTCGTTGATGCTGCGAATGTCCCAGAACTTGCTGTCGTAGGAGATTCGCATTGTTTCGAGGACTCCCGACAAATAGCGGATGGTGAATATCGCGTCCACCTTGGCATTCATCTGTTTTGCCGCGAAATACTCATCACCCCTGATATCTTTTTTCTTTGCCTGAACAGTCGCGAAGGTTGTCCAGGTTTCGATTAATGCGCCATAGGCATCCGGTGTTTTCGTCAACGACTGGATGACTATCTTCCTGTCCAA